TCCATGGCTGCCCCCACACAACGCACCACCATCTCAGCTCGTCTCCTCCAAGTAATCTCCGAGCAATCGTACCTAGCCAGAAACTGTCTAGCTTTACCCGCCATTTGCGGTAATAGCTCCGGCGTGCGTGGTCTAAACGCAAACTCGCACTGCAAATATGCAGTCAGCTCGTCATCGACCATCAATGGTAGCCTGTTGTGTGGTCTCGTGAAGTATCGACGCAGTCGCGACACCCCTCGAGTCAAATCAGCCTTATGGCGGACCGGTTCATCAATTTTTACTGGCAATGCGCCCAACTCGCCACAAGTGTGTGCCGTTGGATTGCTCCTCGCCCCCTCGTGCCAATGAACACTAGAGGGCCCGTAACACTGTGGCTTGGCGCGTTTAGGGCCAGTTTTGCTGCGCTTAGCCGACGCCTTCGACTGACTACCGTCACTCGCAGCATCATCATCGTCGCTCGACTCACTCGCTGCATAAATTTGTGCGCGAGGAGTCGGGGTCCGGGCTTCATGACATGTCATGTACGAGGATGAGGCGCTCGTAGTCGTCGGGCGCCTCGACCCTGAGCCATGACTCAAATATGACCCGCTCCAACTCTGTAATACTGTCGTAGTGTGACCGCAATAACCAGTCGAGCCCGCGTGTATAGTACCACTCCTTAAGCCGGCGTATTGTGCGCCGTTGACGGCACCCGCGACCTGACTTACGCGTTCGTTTGCCAGATGCCTGTGCCGATTCCTCTGGGATGGCCATAGCCGGTCCCCGTTGAATGGTCGCAGATGGTACCACGGGCGGTTGTTTGACTGTGGCGTTAACCGCTTCCGGTGCACGACACGCTTCCAACAACCTTGATTGTTCGCGTCGGGATTTATTGCCCCACGACCATGCCCGACCGGTAAATGACCCAAGCTTGCGCTCGAGTATCGCTGGTCGCGCGGTGGGGTCTTCAGTAGCAAGTCGGATGAACTCTTTATATAATTCCTCGCCATTGACACTCAATAGCTCGGACAAACCTGCCGCTGCGGATGGCATGAC